AATAAATAATCTAGAAAAAAATTAAAATAATTAATCTGTATAATATTCAAAGATTATTATTTTTAAACTACATCAGTACTATTACAAACACAATTACTAGTAAATCCTGAATAAAATCCCATTAAATATAAAATTGGATACATCATTATAAGACAAAATGGTAGAAATCTATGTTCACACCAAGCGTTTGTATGTCCCCAACAAAAGCAGATTCTTTTTTGTCCACTCATGCTCCTTTCATCTTCCATTAGACCATACCTTTGCCCCGTTTCAAGAAATTCCTCATTATCTTCCACCCTTGGCATATTTTATTATTTTATTATTTTGTTTTCTTTAACATTATTTTCAAATTTGATAATTATATTTTGAAAGTAATAATTTTTAAAAATATGGACCGTCTTCTTATGGAGGTTATCATCGTTTCTTGTTGGGTATGTTTCGTTTGTGCTATCCTAGGTCAAATATTAATCTGTTATATAAAAAAAAAAGATAATAGAATTATACCTGATAACCCCTAGTCTCCATATTAAAATTTGAATATTTTTTTTATTTCAAAAAATATTACACCCTTGAACATTTAAAACTAGAAATGGATTTAAAAAACGTGGATCAAAATGATTACTGTCTTACTCTTGAATTACACAAATCAATGTTCTTCATTGATATGTTAAAAGATATATATGAATTTACTCTAAAAGGGGATGAGGTAGAGATCTTCAAAAAATTAAAAAGTGGTATTAGTGAACCAATTACAAGAAAGGAACTCATCTATTCCATCCAAGTTGAAATGGCTGAGAAATATAAATATTCTTCTATTAAGAAGAAGCAGATCCACAGTAATCTATCAAAAGAAGAAAAACATTTACGGGCATTTTATATTCATTTTGACACAGTTGATAGTATTCATAAAGCAATTGATAATATTGCTTATCTTGAAAAGTATTTGAATAAAAAAGAAGCAAATACAGATATTATTTAAATACAAATAATATTATCTTAAATAATATTATCTTAAATAATATTATAATGGAACCACAACTCATTGATTATTACAATGAAATGCCATCGGGAATTAATGTAATCGATAAGATGAATGAAGAATTAGCTGCTTTACAAAAGAAATATGATTATTTAGAAAAGAAAATAAATAAATTTAAATGTCCCATTATAATTGTAAATACAAAAGAAGAATATAAAAAACATAATAACATCATATCCAATGACTTTAAAGAAAGAATAAAAAAACATTTATATGATAAAGAAACCGGATTATTTGCCACTATAAGAGAAGAAGGATGTCATTATTTCCCTGAATCTTTATATGGGGATTTTATTGATGGATGGTTAGTGAATCACTATGAAGATAAAATAACATGTAAAGAAAAAATAATCGATGAATTGGATAATATAACAAATAATAAAAATAAAGAATGGTGTAGACTAAGAATAAATATAGCATTTGAAGCCGGCTTAAAAAATAAACCTGCTTTACCATATATTCCAATTGATGAAAATTTAATTATCGATGATTTAATAGATCGTATCTATAATACTGATGAAAACATACCGGAATTATATTATGATATTTGTGATGATTTTGTAGAAATAGATTACTGTGGTACATTGTGTGTCTTAGTTTGTTTTAAATGTAAAAATTGTGGGAAATTAGATTGGGGAAACGCAGATCTATTATGTGATAAATGTAAATAAATATTTTTTTTAGTAAGTATTTAAAAAAATATCGTTAAAATAAATTATAATAAAAAATGGTTGCGATTGGTATTGATCTTGGAACTACTTATAGTTGTGTTGGATGGTGGAAGGATAATCGTTGTGAAATTATTGCTAATGATCAAGGGAATAGAACTACACCCTCATATGTAGGTTTTACTAAATCAGAAAGACTTATTGGAGATGGAGCAAAAAACCAAGCTTCCATGAATCCAGAAAATACAGTTTTCGATGCGAAGCGTCTCATTGGAAGGAAGTTTGATGATCCAACTCTTCAAGCAGATATTAAACAATTTCCTTTTAAAGTTGTAAATGATGGAAATAATAAACCCATTATTGAAGTAAGTTATAAAGACGAATCGAAAAGGTATCATCCTGAAGAAGTATCCTCTATGATCCTTGTTAAAATGAAAGAAACCGCCGAAGCTTATATTGGAGAAGATGTAACTGATGCTGTAGTTACTGTTCCGGCATATTTTAATGATTCTCAAAGACAAGCTACTAAGGATGCTGGAGCAATTGCGGGATTAAATGTTTTGAGAATTATTAATGAACCAACTGCCGCGGCAATTGCTTATGGTCTTGATAATAAAGATAAAGATGAAGAAAAGAATATCCTTATTTTTGATTTAGGTGGAGGAACTTTTGATGTATCCCTTCTGAGCATTGATGATGGTATTTTTGAAGTAAAGGCTACTGCGGGTGATACACATCTCGGCGGTGAAGATTTTGATAACCTTCTTGTGAAACACTTTTCAACTGAATTTAAAAGGAAACACAAAGCAGATATTACTGATAATAATAGAGCTCTAAGGAGACTGAGGACTGCTTGTGAGAGGGCGAAGAGGACTCTTTCAAGTGGTAATACAGCAACTTTAGAAATTGATTCTCTTTATGATGGAATTGATTTTTTTAGTTCAATTAGTAGAGCAAAGTTTGAATCTCTCTGTTTACCATTATTTAATAAATGTCTAGATCCGGTTACAAAAGTTATTTCCGATTCTAAAATCAGTAAAAGTAATGTTGATGAAATTGTCCTAGTCGGTGGTTCAACCCGAATTCCTAAAATTCAACAAATGCTATCAGATTATTTCAATGGAAAAGAACTAAGTAAGAGCATTAATCCAGATGAAGCCGTTGCGTATGGTGCTTGTGTTCAAGCGGCAATTCTTGCTGGTACTACTTCCGGTGATGAAAAAGCAGATGAAATTCTACTTCTTGATGTTGCCCCTCTTTCACTTGGTCTTGAAACTGCTGGAGGTGTCATGACAAAAGTTATAGAGAGAAACACTACAATCCCTACAAAGAAGTCACAAACTTTCTCTACATATCAAGATAACCAACCAGGTGTTTCAATTCAAGTATTTGAAGGAGAAAGGCCTTTAACCAAACATAATAATGAATTAGGGACATTTCAATTGGATGGAATTCCACCTGCCCCTCGAGGTGTCCCTCAAATTGAAGTATCTTTTGATGTAGATGCTAATGGAATTATGAATATTGAAGCTGTTGAAAAAGGTTCGGGTAAGACTGAAAAGATCACTATTTCAAATGATAAGGGTCGTTTGACTAGTGATGATATTGATAGAATGGTTTCTGAAGCAGAAAAGTTTAAGGAAGAAGATGATCTTATTAAAGAAACAATTGAATCAAAAAATAAAGTTGAATCATTGATTTATCAAGTGAAAGGAGTTATTGATAAAGATGGAGTTAAAGAAAAACTTTCCGAAGAAGAAATTAGTTCGACTAATGTTGTCATGGAAGAAGCCGAAAAATGGCTTCTAGATGATCATAAAAAAGAAGAATATGAAAGTAAATTAGAAGAATTAAATACTCACTTAGACCCCATTATGACTAAACTACAACCTGAAGGCGGTATGCCAGATATGAGTGGTATGCCAGATATGAGTGGTATGCCAGATATGAGTGGTATGCCAGATATGGGTGGTATGCCCGATATGAGTGGTATGAACATGGGAACTGTCCCTGAAGGGGATCCGGGTGAACCAACTATCGATGAAGTTGATTAATCACCTCCTTGTTCAGGTTGATTAATATTACTTAAATCATATGTATAGCTATCCGGTTTATTTTCATATTTAGGATGTTCAAGAGGTCGAGGCATTGAACTTATATCATTGAGATATGTATCATGTTGACCTAATTGACTAATAATATTATCAACGGAATATTTTGCGACTCTATCATTTAGAGATCTAATTTCTTTTTTTAATGCTTCAACAGTAGTAATACTGGCATCTCCATATTGGAGGAATATCGATCTCATAATAATAATTAAATTATTATTTGATTGTCTATCAATCGTTTTTCCAGTTTCTTTATTTACACGAAAACGTATTAACATTTGAATATTCTCAACATTTCCTTCAGAAAAAAATATTTCACTCATAACAGATTCTTCAAATATATCTTTTACAGAATTTTTACCATAATCTCCAAACATAGATTTTTCTTCAACATTAGCAGTTACATTAGATACAACATTAATATCTGGTACTAAACCATTATTTCCATAACTTTCCATAGTATATTCTATTATATTATTTTATTTCTGTAAATTATTATTTAAATAAATAACAAACATATTCCAATAAAATGAATATTAAAGTTATTGCAGATTATGTTTCCCTTATAGGAACTTGTTGTGGACTATTTTCCAGAGTCCCCCAAGTATATAAAACATATAGTTCACGTTCAGCAAAAGACCTTTCTACAAATACAATGACTATTAATATATTAGCAAATAGCTGTTTCTTATTTTATATGATAGTAAATGAAAATTATTTTATTATGATAAATTGTATTTCCGTCATAACTTTAGAAGGTTCATTAATTATAATGAAACAAAAATTTGGTGAAATGAAAAAATCATCGAGTGGTACAAGTTTAGTCGATATGGTTGATGATTCTGAATTTTAAATATCTATTTAATAATAAATGATAAATACAAAAAATTTAATTAAATATATAATCCTTTTAACAGTTGTAACAATATCAACATACTATATCCCGAATTGCTCTATAATGAATGAACATGCGATTTTTATAGGATTATTAGCCGCAACAACCTTCGCAATATTAGATAGATATATCCCCCATGTTGTTCTTGTTGAAAAAAAAGAATTATACTAAATACTTGGAATATACTCCCATTGTAGACTTCCACATATCTTTTCCCATATCTGATCCTGTTGCTGTAATTTTTCACGACTTTTTAATAAAGGAAAATATACAAGTAAATCATCCAATTCTAATAATTCACAGAATTTATGCAATACATAAGAATAAGATAAAAAATTCTTTCGTTCGATTGGACAATGTGTCATAAAAGGTGTTTGAATTTCTTTAAACATCATTCGCAATTGTTCTTCATAATGTCTTGTTAAAATTGGAGCTTTTTGACCATTTAATATATTTATAATATGTGGTATATGTTCATAATATTTATTAAATTTTAATTTTTTTAGAATTTCTCTAACATTTTTATAAGATAAATCCTTAATATTAATAAATTTATTCTTCTTTAATTCATCTAATATACCTTTATAAACTTCTTCAGGTATATCAGTTGTTTCTTTTGCTTGAAATTGAGCCAACCATTCATTAAAATGATTTATTCTCTTATAAGCAAAATAAGATGATTCGCGTGGAGGATCTTTATATGAAACCTTTTCTGAATTAATAATAATTACTTGCGTAAATCCACATTCTTCACAAATTAATTTACTATCTATATTCTTAAGAATTAATACTCCACTACATACTGGACATTGTTCGATATTTTTATTACTTGATGTATTTAATATTGTATCGTCTATTGTAGACATATATTCATTCACTATATCATTATTTTGTTCCGGTTCTTCCTTCTTTTTATTCATAAAATCTAATACAGTAATTTCTTTATTTTCTTTAACTACTTCATTCTTTTGATCATAATACTCATTTAATAATAATGACGTATCAAGATAATAATCTACTTCATTTTTAGGATCATATTTTAAATTATTTAATTCCAACTCATGTATCTTATGCAATTTATCTTCATCTGGATCATCGCGATATTCTTTTTTTAGTTGATTAATTTCATCTATAGTTTCTTTGTACTTGCCTTTATTGTCTTTAAATTCATTTATCTTATTATTATGAATAGCATCGATAGTTACTCGAGTATCCGCTACTATCCTCTTTAATGGTTTATCCTTAAAAGACATTAATGTTTGTTTGTTATTATCAATATTTTCTTTAAGTATTTATCATTTATAAGTGTTAGAACATAATATAAAGATTAGAATAAATAATATATTATAATAAATGAAAAGTGAAAGACTATCGTGGGATAACTATTTTTCTAAAATAGTAAATGTTACTTCTGAAAGATCCCCGTGCGAAAGACTTCAAGTTGGATGCCTTCTTGTAAAAGATAATCGAATTATTTCACAAGGTTATAATGGCTTCTTACCAGGATGTCCCCATACATCAATAGTTAGAGATAATCACGAACAAGCTACCCTTCACGCAGAACAAAATGCGTTAATTGATTGTGCGAAAAGAGGTGTTACTTGTAATGGGTCCACTGTTTATGTCACACATTATCCATGTATTATCTGTTGTCGCTTACTATTAGCATCAGGGGTTAAAGATATTAAATATTTAAATGATTACAAAAATGATGATTTAGTAAACCATTTCTG